TTATCAAACATATTTAAATTGACAAGTGAAACAATCGATGATAAACTCGAAACAGTTCGTCCGTTTTGTGTAATATTGGCATTAAAATATGTTCCATTGGGATAATCCGTTATAGTATTCGTCAAAATAAATGCCGCATTATTATAACTGTCAATGTCCGAGTTGAAACCCGTCAAAACCGGTTGTGATAAATACAAACAATCCAATGGATTTGAGTTTCCGATTAAAGGAGAACCCGTGTCAGTTGATTGAATTTTTATATTATATATTTTATTTTTAAGAATAGATGAATTTGATACAGTAAAAACACCACCACCAAAAACAACATTTGATTGAAGCACATTATATGCATTGTTTACGTATTGCAATGCGTTGTATGTTGTGGTGGGAGTGAATGATGACGGATTGTCGTAATATATAGAAAAACAAACATTTCCATTTAGTATGGACGGTATTTGATTTACTAAATTAGCGGCTGGTAAATATAAAGTGGTTATGTTTGCAACCACATTTCCAGAACCACTCGCCGATATACCAACAGAATAATTTGTGTTTACTTTAAGATTGTATATTGTGAACATTTGTTTGGAAACAGAACCGGATGTTTGTGTTATTGTGGTTGTTGTTGTTATATTTGATCTGTAGTAAGGTGTTGAATTTACAGTTATTGTATTTCCATTTAAATAAACCGAATAGTCTGTACCATAATTAGACGGCTTATATGAAACATCAATTTTTTGATAAGAACTTGACAATGATAAATCGGCAATTTTATCCGCCGGACTGGTATATGCGTTTCCATAAACTATTTCTGATCCACTTGTTGAAATACCCAATGTATAAAATGTATTTACGAGTAATCCATCGATCACAACAAAAGCATTTGATGTTGTTGTATTTTGTTTTATATTTCCATTGCAATAAATTGTATAATCTCTTGTATTGTCAATTGATTTGCTAAAATCACATTGAATTGTATTATAGGATGAGGTTGTTTTTAAAGAAGTTATAGGACTCGCTGGATATGTCATTATAGAACCTGTTGTGTTGCTTGTCATGCAGGTTGATACATTTATATTATAAAGTGTATTTAGTTTTAATCCAGAAATTGGATAATTTACAATTCCATTTTCCTTTTGCAAAGGTCCATTTCCAAGTGGATCATATAAAAGAGGAAATGGATTTGATGAAACCGTATTTGTTGAAATCTCATTGTAATATATCATATAATAACTTGCATATTCATATGGAATAAAAGACACGTTTATTGATTGTTTTCCAGTTGCAACTAAATTTAAATTGCCGACAGGCGGACATGGTAATGTAATTGTATTTGCATAAACATAGATTGAACCAGCGGTTGAAATACCCACTTTATAATTCGTAAAAACATTCAGACCAGATATGGTAAAAGACATTAATCTCCCGTTTATGTTCTGAAAGGCGGTTTTGTTCGTGTAATCAGTGTCTCCAACAAAAACAGTGTATGTATTTCCATAAATGGATGACACAAAATTACCTGAAATACTAGTATAAGACGGTGTTAAGACCAAATTACCAATCGGTGTGCTTGGACTTGTATTTATATTTTTATAGACATATTGCGAACCACTAGTAGAAACACCAACTGTATACGGGGTGTTTACATTCAAATATAAAATGTCAAATCCCTTTAATCCATTTGGTTTATCATACACATTTACAATATTAGAATAATCTCTCGTAATTCCATTTGATGACAATATTATGCTGTAAGTTCTACCATAAGGAGATGGAACAAATGTTCCAGAAATACTTGTATAATATGAATATAAAGTTAAATTGCCGATAGGTGTGCTTGGAATTGTATTTATATTTTTATATACATAAATAGAACCACCCGTTGATATGCCAACCGAATATTCAGAATTGGATTGTAAATTTGTCAATGTGAATGAATTTTGTTGAACCGGTGTTTGCGGGGATACTATATTACCGTTCAGAACAATAGTATATGGGCCAACTGGATCGATGTATTTTGGTGGTGTAATATTTGCGGTAATACTATTATATGATGATGAAAGATCCACATTTTCTATCTGCAATGATTTTTGTGTCCTCGTCTCTGTATATACACCCGGATCGCCATATCCGCATGATATATAAATATTAGCCGATGTATCAACATTTAAACCCGAAAGAGTAAAACTATTGTTTGTGATAGTTGGATACACCGTATTTTCATTTAATTTGACTGTATAAATATTTGAATAACACGTGGGTTGAAAAAAAACATTTATTGAATTATATAATGAACTGCAAACCACATTTGCAACAGATAAATTATCTAATGATGTTATTTTATTGCTTTGTTTGTATCCCCCCGCTATAACATCAATATAATAAAGTGTTTTAGGAATTAAATTGCCGATTGTAAAACTCACATTTCCAACAAATATATTGGAAGTAATAATAGATCTTGAAATTGGTATTACATTGAATTTCAATATTTCGGGGTTTGATATAATACTATTTCCATTTAATAAAATATCAAATGATGTTGTTGGATAAGGTATTACAAATTCGGATTTAATTTCGGTTTGTGTAGATGACAACGAATAATCAAGAAAGGATTTGAGTGGCGATGTATTTGTAGTTAATTCAACAGTATCAGAGCCGTCTGTTGAAACACCAACCGTATAAGCATTATTTACAATTAAATTTTCAATTGTAAAATTAGACTGGTTTAAAAATTGGTCATTGTGAATTATCACGTTCTGTTTTATACCATTAAGAAAGATAAAATAAGGTGTATTGCATGGTGGTGGTGTGAATGTTCCATCAATGCTATTTTGATGTGGTGTCAATATAAAATTTGTAATTTTTGGACTCGCCGATGTTTTAGTTGATTCAGATAATATTGGATAATTTCCAAGTTGAACACCTATATTATAGACAGTGTTGACGTTCAAACCATATATTGTAAAAGAATTATTTTTAACAACAACTCCGTTTATCGGTGTTCCGTTTAAATATATGATATAAATATTATAACTAGAACCATCATTAAAAGAACAGCGAATACTATTGTAAGAAGGATCCAAAGATAAATCAGATATAGGTTCTCCTATTTGAGTAAAAATATTCATAGAAATGGTCATAGGTTTCCATCTGCTTTTTTGTGGTTGAAATTCACTGCTTAAAATAGTTGCGATTCCTATTTCATAATTTGTATAAAAATATAAATCAGTTATTGTAAATGTATTTGAATAATTCGGGTTCATGTCAATTGTTGTGATCGGTGGATTTATATAAAATATTTCATTTGTTGTTATTTTTTTATAATAAATGATATATGAGTTTGTGTTCTGTGTTGATAAAAACAACACATCAATAGTTGTCACGGTTGATGTTGCAGTTATATTCCAAATATAATTTGGAACTGGTGCAATATAAGAACCGATTGTCATTTTTCCCATTCTTGATATTCGGCCTGTCTGTGATTGATCCTGTGAATTTCCATATTTTGCTTTTGCGTTTGAGACTTGTGAATCCGTATAATCAATATAATCGGTTGATCTGGATTGTTCTGTTTGTTCAGATAAATCACGTGTGATTACGATTCGGTTATTCAGTGTTGAATTTTTATTTGTGGATGTTCTTCTTGCAACTTCTTTTGAAATCGCCAAACTAGTTTGACTGTCCCCCGTTGATTCCTTTAAAGAACTTGCATTTACAACATTCAAATTTTTATTGCTATTATTATTAGGCAATAAATTGGTTTGTAAATGATGTGGTGTAAATGGAATCATTATATAATTACTAAATATTGTATTTTTAGTGATATAACTATATTATGCATTACGAAAAAATGGATTGTATCTTATATGTGAGCGGACATTTCATGTAAAAATGAGGTTGTATAATATCTGCCCCACCGCCTTCTGGAATTCTGGTGTGGTGTGTTATAATAACATGTTTATTTGACCCCTTTATGACTTCATATAAAATAGTTATATTTTGTATGAAATTATATTTTGTATGAAACTACATCCAAAAATAAACATTTATTTAGAACCAAATATCAAGAGTAAAAATCATGGATTATATTTCAATGAATATATGGAAGACTCTTCTATAACATTACTGACAATTGATAAATTGTTTGTTATATCATTTGGTGCCCCGGTTGTAATAAAATTAGCTAAAAAGTAATCATATGGTGGTAATGGTGAAACATTATTCTTTATATCATCCTCTACCGTTTTTAACTTGACATTTGTATCAAAACCTAAATTGTAAGACGTGTTCAAATTGAGAGAGTATGTAAAATTACTCTTGTTTGGTAAATTAATTGAATTCCATTTTAAATTAGTCAAAAAGACAGTTGCTTTAAAACCAATTGAACTATTAGATGTAGATGAACCGTTTGATATTGTAAATGTATATTTTTGTAGTGAAACTGGATAATCCGGATAAATCTTATTTCCAACAATATTTCCGTTATAAAAAACGGTCAAATATAGTTCTTTAATAGTAAGTGTTACTGTGGCTGTATTAGGGGGCGTATAAAAACCAAAAAAAGTAAATGCAATCGGACTAGACAAAGAATAATTATAATAACCTGTTCCAGTGTTCTGTATGTATATATTGGAGATAGTTGAATATATTTGATATTTTAATTTTAATTTAGTTAAAGCAACCGCGTCATAAACAGAAACATTTGAATCAGCTTTATTCAACCAATCTTGTAAAGTAGAAGGCGGTAAAACGGAATGAGAAAACAAGTTGTTATTATAATTGTATAATGGAACATCATCATTTTGATATAATAATATGGTTTGTCCAGGAACATCCGCATTATTTGATGGAGACGGTTTTTCCGGACAATCGCTTATGGCTCTATGAATTAATTTCGATGATGATGAATTTACTACATAATTCGATCTTCTAGAAACAATATTTGACCATTTTTGTGATTTAGTCAAACTGTTTGTTTGTGTAGAAACATTGTTCGAATTATATTTTAATATTTCAACTTTGCGTCGCATATTCAAATCATCTTGTGTGATCAATCTCATATTATTCCCGTTTAATTTGTCGTGAATTTGAATGGAATAGGGACTGTCTTGTAATTCTACACGAACCGGTGGAGTTGTGAAAGAACTTATGCTGTTTTTAGGATTACACAAACTAAACAAATAATTTGACATGGATGATATATTGTGATAATTTATATTTCAGTTTTGTTTGTATTTTTTCAATAAAAAATACAAAAAGGGTCAGTTTGGTTTTATCGTTTTTTGTTATTTTTATAGTTTGCTGTTATACCAATTAGATGAAATATAAGTTACATTTGTTGCCCTTGAATCTTTAGACAAATCACTCGGGTATAATGAAGGACCTCCTAATATTATATTGTTTATTTCAAATGCGGAAAGGGCATAATCATAATATCGCAAGTTAGATAAATTTCCAGAAAAGCCGTTGTTTTTACCAATCAAAATATCATAATCATTTTTGCTTGGAATATTATTAAACACGGCTCTTTTTGCAATTGTTCCATTAATATAAACATCAGCTAATGTATTTTGGACACGAAACGTCATATGAAACCATTTATTTAATGGAATATTTTCCACCTGAAAATTTGTATCTAGATTATCACCTTTAATTGCAAAATAAATATTTGTTTGTTTGTTTGGTTGTATGATGTACACACCCGGGAATTGGGTGCCCGTTGGTGCAACTGTAGGATTAGTTTTGTAAGTTTTTTCATTATCATCTCCTTTTACAAATACACGCTGATAACTAGAACCGCTTTCTGTAACATAGAGCCAAACACACCATGTCAATTCCAATCCGCCCGGTTGATTATTTGATTTATACAAATAAATGCTATTTGGATCTTTCACATTTTGCGAAATGACTATACCCGAATTTCCAGGTAATACTCCTTTCACAATGTAAGGGGTGGTTGAAGGAGCTAAAAAATAAAATATCAATCTCATTCCTAAATATGCTAAAACCAAAAATATAATCACACTTAAAATAATAAACCCGAATTTGGCAACCATGCTATTCGAATTTAGAAACTCTTGTCCCGAATTGATGTAATTTTGAGAAGAAAATTCGCTTAATCCTTCTTTAAGATTCGTTTTTGTATTTTCCGCATTTTCTAAAATCGTTTCCGTTACTTTATTCGCACCTTCCCGAATATCATCCACGCTTGGAATTCTTTCTTTAAATTTATCCATTTCTCTTTATTATATTATATATATTTGTTTTGCTCATTTTACACCTTTTATAATTTCAAACGCCGATTTTCACGACATAAAAATATACAATAACATTGCTTAATGTCTATCCTCCAAAACTTTCTTCCGGTATTTGTCTCCCGTTTATGGTTTCATACAAATGATATTTTGTATAAAAATGTTTGTGAAAAAAGAGATCAAACTACAACAAAACACTGCTTAAATCACGGGTTTAAAATAAATGTTTTTGTTGTATGATTTTATCGTCATATAAATATGTTATTCCAGCATTCCACAACG